CCATGAAGAGCCTGTACGCTCCGGTGGGTGTGGAAATCCCGCTGGAGGGCGTAACGCTGAACAAGCAGCTGTTCGATGCGACTGCGATCGCTATGCAGCTCGGCGTTCTGTCCCGATCGGGCAAACCGCACGCACACGCAATCTCCGCAATCATCGCGCAGGTAGATGTACTGCCCGAGGAAAAAGAGCTTGCGCCATTCCAGAGCGCCGTCAGCGGCCACGCCGGAACGAACGTGCAGTACACGAAGTCAGTCGTTGCCAAGGTACGCCTGTGGCTGGAACGCCACGAGTACCCCGATGGCTTTGAATATCGAGGCAAGAAGTACACGCTGCGGTACAGTGCAGCAGCATGATAAAGATACATTCCCACTTACGGTAGTGCCGTGGGTGGGATTTTATTTTGAGGGAAGCTGCGGTGCATTGTTAAGCTGCTGCAGATCGCGAGCACCTTTATCATGGCTAATCTTACGCATCAGTTTGATGGCCTGCTGGTTCAAGAAGTGCGCTCGTTCGTCTTGCGACTTGCCCTGCTCGACAAGGAGGGCGTTCATCGTTTCGAGGTTGACCAAGACTAGCAGTTGCTCGATAGAAGCGTAATCACGCATATTGCCCTTGAGTTCTGGATTCTTAGCACGCCATTGCTTGGCGGTCATTCCAAACAACGCTACATTCAGCACATCGGCTTCGTCAGCATAGACAAAGCGCTGTTGTTCTTTAGGTAGTTCAGGTGGAATGAGGTTTGCTTTGATGGCATCTGTATGAATACGATAATTCGTTTTCGCAAGAACACGGTTTACGCTCCAGTCGAGTGCGAGACGGTGGTTTTCATCATCTTTTAGGCGCTGGTAATCCTTGATGACATAGAGTTTGAATTCCGGAGAAATCCACGAGGCAAATTCAAAAGCGATGTCCTTGTGCGCAAATGTTCCACCGCCATAGCGTCCGGATTTGGATACCATGCCGATAGCGTTTGTGGATTTGATCCACTTCTGTGGAGAAAGTACAAATGCATTTGACCCAGCATCATTCTTAAACTGGTCGAATTCGACCATGTTAAAATTAGGGTTGTTTAATTCTTCCCACAGTCCGAGAAATTCAATTGTACTGCGAATTCGTAGCCAGTTTTTCACAACATCAGCAGGAAATTCTGGGTTCTTATGCTTGGCAATATCCGTCAAAGAGATGTAATCATCCGAGTGTGCATAGGACAATACCGCGATTTCGGTATCTTTGGCGTGAATAACTTCCTTGATAGGTTTTTCTTTTGGCATAGATAAGCCTCCTTTTTTATTCGTATTATCCCTGTTCACGGTTCTATCAGTGAATGGGGATTTTTTATTTAGAATTCGCGTATCAGTACACGCGGGATGCCGATGATATGGCAGCTTTCCAGGTCTACGCCTTCAATGCGCTTGGGCGGATACAGGTTGTTGAGCGGCACAAGCTCGAGCCAGTCCTCGTCGTCCACATAGTTAATGCGCTTGATCGTCATTTCGTCATCGCCGTAGCTGATCACGCCGATTTCGCCGCTGTGGTTCATGGTTGACTGCTTGAGCACCAGTACAATGTCACCGTTGCGGAAATCGGGATACATACTGTCGCCGCGCACGCGCATCGCACAGAAGTCCTCGGCTTTCCGGCCTTTGAGGTAGGCGCGCGGCACTTCGATCTTCTCGCCGGTCGCGCTCTCGTCCGTCGATACGCTGTCATAGTGCGCGGCCACGCTGGTCACGATCGGGAAGGTTATTGTGTCCTCGGTGATGGCGGGGGAGGGGAGAGACGGCGCGGTGGGTTCGTCCGTCATCGGCACATCAGCACCCATTAGCCACGGTATGCTGACATTCAGCGCACGAGCAAGTTTATCTAAGCTGCGCTGAGAGGCTTTATACTTACCGGCACGGTACTGACTGATTGCACCTTCATTTACTTTTGATATACGGGATAATTCCGCAGCAGATATATCTCTAATGCGCATTGCTTCATCTAATCGTTCTTTGAACTCTGGCATTTGTGCATCACTTCCTTTGTTAAGGATACTGTATCACAAAACTTTAGAATTTGCAAGAAAAACTTTAGAAAACTGTTGACATTAGAAATCTAAAGTGCTATCATAAAGACAAGCCGAAGGAGGTGAGAACAATGGAGCAGTACGATTACAACAAGCTGCTGGGCAGAATGCGCGAAAAGCGGTTCACGCAGGATGCATTGGCAGAGAAAATCGGTATCAGCGCGACTTCGATGAACCTGTCGCTGAACAACAAACGCGATTTTCGGCAGGAGGAAATTCTGTCGGTCTGCGAGCAGCTGAATATTCCGCTGTCGAAAATCCCCGACTATTTTTTTTGCAGAGCGGCTTTAGAAAACTAAAGATTCGCAAGAAAGCGAGGTGAGGGAAATGAAAATCCCGTGGATGAAAAAAGACACTATCGAGCTGATAGTGTCTGCGGTAGTGAGCTGCGCAACCAGTGTTGCGGTTACTTTATGGCTGCACTCGTTATGATGGTTGTGATGAGAGCCACAACGATCGGTACGACAATACTGCTCATGAAGAAACGGGCGATTTGGGCACGCCTGAACTCGGAATAGTGTTTGCCAAGGTGAGTCAATTCATATCTGGGAATACCGTATTCTTCTGTGGGTGTCTTAATTAAGCCTTCTTGTTCGAGCAGCGCAATGCAGCCATCGAAATCTTCAGACAAGATATGGTTATTTAGGTAAACAAGGACGTCTGCTAATGAGGTATATCCAGTATCTTTACATAAAAACTGCAGTGCCTTCAACACCTTGCGACTTTTACCGTATAACATGACTTTTTCCTCCTTTCGCCTTCTAGTATACCACATAGACCGTGGAGGGGGCAACGAGGATACATAAGAAAGCGAGGTGGGAACATGACCTTAAAAATCATTGCGCTGTGTCTGTCAGCCTTTGCTTTGGGCTGGGGCACGTGCAGCGTGGTTTATCAGATTGCGTTAATGCGTTGCGAGCAACGCAAGCAGTCCGACAACAAATCCGGCAAGACCGAATAGAACCCCGGCAATCGCAACAGTAAGATTGATACGATTCCATTTTAATGTGAATTGATGTTCTTCTTTATCGGCTGTTTCGCGCAGACGACATTCTTCTTCAGCGTCGAGTATCTGCTTTTGTAAAGCTGCCTGAAGCTGCTCAATTTGCTGGGTGTGCGTATCATTCTGCTCAATCTGCTTTTGCAGAGCTGCTTTTAAGTGCTCGATTTGCTCAGTGTGTTGGTCGTTCTGCTCAATCTGCTGCTCAAGAAAAGGCTTGAGACCGGTTGGATCAGACAAGCTTCTGTGTAGAGCTTCCTTGTCTTCATCAGACAGGCGAAAAGAATCCAACTCAGCAACGCGATTGTGAAAGTCGATAGAATCCTTGAAAGTCATTAACGATCCCTCCTTTCGGCTTCCAGTATATCATACTGGCAGGGGAGGGGCAACGAAGATCAAGAAAGCGAGGTGAGAACATGAGCGAGAAAAAGAAAAACCTGCTCATTGGCTTAATCCGCAAGTATATGGTGATTGCGAAAATCAAGAGCTACACACAACTTGCGGCTGCGATGGGCTGTGTGTCCGCGCCGACGCTGTACCGCCGGATGGAGGACATTGAAAAGCTGACACTTGGGGAGCTGGGCCGTATCGTTCGGTTCCTGCGTATCCCCATGGAGGAACTGCAGGAGGTGTTTACAAAATGAATCGCATCAACGGAATCATCGCCGGGCTGTCATTCCTCGGTCTGCTGTCTGTCAGCGGCTACGCTGAAATGGACAAGCTGCCGATGGGCGGTTATACAGTTCTGGCAGCACTGCTGTTGGGCGTTATGCTTATCAGCGTACGCAGCGCTGTCAAGCACTACTATGAGGGCGACTGAATGTGGACGAAGAAGAAAGAATCCGATATTCTGTCGCAGATGGCATCGGACGCTCGCGTGTCAGATGCAGCAAAATGCGAAATTAAGCCGGTTTTGCAGCCGCAAGCACGCAAAATCGGTGTGAAAACAGAAAAACGCCGCTGTCAGGACGGCAATCCCGATCAGCGGCAAAGAAAAATAGGTTTACGGTGATTATAGCACCGAACGGAGGAAAATGCAATGAAAAAAGGTAAGAAGCTGTTCCACAAGCTGCTCGACATTGTGATGGATAAGGAGCCGGAGAGCGGTGCGAGTATGAACGTTTCCAGTTTGGAGCACACCGCCGAGGTGTGGATTATGGGAATGGTAAACGGCAAGTGCGCTGGCGTAAAGGCTCATTATTCGCCAATCCCCGACAGTGATGACTGGTACAAGTGGGTGAACGGTTTGCCCGAGCGTGTCAGTGCTGACGATGTGCTGGAGGCGCTGCGCAATGCGTGATACACTGACCGGCTGCCCCGATCGGGCGTTAGAGCCGCCGGAACGCACTATGCCGATCGCAGACCGCTGCTGCATTTGCAAAGAGCACATTTACGTTGGAGAGGTCTACTTTGACTTCGATGGCGATGCAGTCCATGAGGATTGCGTACAAGATTACATCAGGAGGTATCGTATAAATGGATAAGTTCGTTTTAAACCGTGCGTTCTGCACGCAGATTGAGCCGTACAAGACCCTGAACATCCGCGAGGGCGATTATGCCAAGTTGGTTCAGATGTCGCGGCTACAAGATTTCTGGGGTGGCCGCTCTGGCTATCCGGTTCGCGTTTGACCGGTTGGAGGTAGTCGATGACCCTATCAAGTGAAAACTACTACTCACTCGAAGCAAACCGTGAGTTTATGAGCGTTTCACAGCTCAAGTCGTTCCTCAAGTGCGAGGCGGCGGCTATGGCTGAACTCCGAGGCGATTACACCCGTCCGACGACGACCGCTCTACTCGTTGGTTCGTTCGTGGACGCATGGTTCGAGGGTACGCTCGACCAGTTTCAGCAGGAACACCCCGAAATCTTCAAGCGGGACGGTTCGTTAAAGGCTGACTACGTTCAGGCCGCACGCATTATTCAGCGTGTGGGCGAGGACAAACTGTTCATGAGCTTTATGTCCGGCGAGAAACAGGTTATCCGTACCGGCGAGGTGTACGGTGTGCCGTTCAAAATTAAGATGGACAGCTATTTCCCCGGGGAGAAAATCGTTGACCTCAAGTGTATGCGGACAATGGAGCCTATCATGGGCAAGAACTTCGTTGAGCATTGGGGCTACGACATTCAGGGTGCTATCTATCGTGAGGTAGAGGGCAACGGACTGCCGTTTTATCTGGCAGTCGCAACCAAGGAAGAAGCAACTGACCTCGAAGTGCTGAGCGTTCCGCATGAACACCTCAATCAAGTGATGTGGGACTTGAAGCCGAAAATCGAGCGGGCGGCACTCGTAAAATCCGGTAAGGTAAAGGCCGAACGCTGCGGCGTTTGTCCGTACTGTCGCAAGACAAAAGTCCTGACAGAACCCATTGATTTTGAGTTCGCGGGACTGAGCAACGACGAAATCAAAGCAAGAAAAGGAGAATGGTAAAAATGGCAAGCGCATTGATCTACTGCCCATCTGGTGGCGGTAAGACAGTAAACAGCACGCGAGTGCTGACCCGTGAACGTGGACGTAATCTGCTGCTGTGCTCGGATAATTCGAGCATCGTACTGGGCAACTTCGATCGCCCGAACCTCGATATTCAGACGGTGAAGCACTGGCTGAACAAGGATAAGACCGGCGTAGCGCAGAAATGCTTCCACGATCAGTTTGATTCTGCGGTCGAGAGCAAGAAGTACGACAACATTATTGTCGATAACATTTCTGACCTTTTCGATATGTCCATTCTGGAACTCAAGGACAGCGGTAAGTTCAACGATAACCGGCAGGCATATCAGGCTGTCTACGAGGGCATTAAGCGCCTTGTACGCAAGGCGGGACAGCTTGATTGTGACGTTATCTTGACCGCATGGGCGGAACAGCAGCAGATTGTTCTGCCGACCGGTGAACAGGCTATGAGAATTACGCCGAAACTGCCGCTGAAAATCCTCGATAACGTCTGCGGCCTTGTAAATGTCGTGGCGTACATCAACACGGCTACTAAGCCGGACGGCACGCCCGGTTGGTATTACATTACCGAGGGTAAGCCTACTCTGTACGCAAAAGACCAGATCGCGTGCCGCAAGACCTGTATGCCGGAGGACATTTTTCAGCCTAAGGAGGAAAAGAAGTGAAAGAGAAGTTTTTAACCCTCTGCCGTGAGAACATTCACCGTGAGGGTATCGACAAACTGCTTGCATGGCTCGAAAAGAGTGATTTTTTCACTGCGCCTGCAAGCACCCGTTTCCATGGTGCGCATGAGGGCGGTCTGGTAGAGCATTCGCTCAACGTGTATGAGCAGTTGACGAACGGCGAACCGACTGAAACGACCGCTATTGTCTCTCTGTTCCATGACCTGTGCAAGACTGATTTCTATACGGTCAGCACGCGCAACGTCAAGGAGAACGGCGTATGGGTGCAGAAACCGTATTACACGGTTGACGATAAGTTCCCGTATGGTCACGGCGAGAAGTCGGTATTCATGGTTGAGCGTTTTATGCGCCTGACGAACGAAGAATCGTTCGCTATTCGTTTCCATATGGGCGAATACAGCGACCCGAACACCGGCAAGGCGTTTGAAAAATATCCACTGGCGCTCCTGCTGCATCAAGCGGACGAGAGAGCAACATTTATGATGGAGGTAAGAAACAATGATTAACTGGAATTTTAACGAGAACGAGGTAGAGGAACGCTCCTTTGAGGTAGTGCCGGTGGGCAAGCACCGTGTCCGCGTGGAGAGTGCAGAGGAATGCACGTCCAGCAAGGGCAACGATATGATTAAGGTTGTGATGCAGGTTAGCGGCATGGCGGCAAAGCTGTTTCACTACATTGTGTTCATGCCGGACAACACGGCGCTCACCAACACTAAGTTGGCAGAGTTCTGGGACTCGTTCGGCATCCCGAAGGGCAATCTGAACACGGCAACGTGGGCGGGCAAGATTGGTGCGTGCAAGGTTAAGCACGAGGAATACAACGGTGAGCCGTCCGCAAAGGTTTCCTACTTCCTGCGCAAGAAAGATCAGGATGCACTTCCCGCATGGCAGGAACCCAAGGGCATTGCATCCGTTTCCGGCGCACCGAATGTCAGCGCAGACGATTTCGTGGATGCTGACGACGGTGAGAATCCGTTCGCGTAAGCCGTTTAGCTCATGGAAATCAAATTACGCGATTACCAGAAAGAATGCATTGCATCTCTGCCAGATGAGGGCAGCGTAATGTGCCAGATGGCAACGGGTTTGGGTAAGACGGCTACGTTTTCCCAAATCCCGCGCCACGGGCGTGTATTGCTTCTGTCTCACCGCGAGGAACTTGTAGAGCAACCTCGTAAGTATTACGATTGCTCCTACGGTATCGAGCGGGCGGCGTTCCACTCGAACGGCGAGGAAGTTGTATCTGCCTCTGTGCAGTCCATTGCGCGACGGCTTAACCGGTTTGCGCCGGACGAGTTCGACATGATCGTAACCGACGAATGCCACCATGCAGGAGCAGCTACATACCGTAAAATCTTCGAGCACTTCACGCCGCGCCTACACGTTGGCTTTACAGCCACACCGAACCGCGCAGACAATGTTCGTTTGGACGATGTCTATTCAGACATTGTGTTCGAGCGGGATTTGCGTTGGGGCATTGAAAACGGCTGGCTCAGTCCGATTAAGTGCCTGCGAGTGAATATCGGATATGACTTATCCGGTGTAGCCTCTCGTATGGGCGATTATGCGCCTAAAGAACTCGGCAAAGCGATGGACAAGGCAGAACACCATGACGCGATTGCACAGGCGTACAAGCAGTACGCAAAGGGTGCTACGCTTATCTTTGCGGCATCGGTAGAGTGCTGTGAGGAAATCGCAAAGCGGATTCCGGGTGCGGTAGTCGTAACCGGCGAAACTAAGAACCGTTCAGAGATTATCGCTGATTTTACCCGCCGAGAAATCCCGTGCATTGTAAACTGCATGGTATTCACCGAGGGCACGGACATTCCGCTCGTAGAAACCGTCATTATGGCGCGTCCTACGCAGTCTGACGCTTTGTATACGCAAATGGTCGGGCGTGGTCTGCGGTTATCACCGGGTAAGGAAGAGCTGCTGCTTATTGATTGCGTGGGTGTTTCGTCCACGCGCGATTTGTGCTGCGCTCCTACGCTGCTCGGTATTGACCCGCCGGACGGCGACGCAACACCGTGGGAAAACGAAATCCCGGAGGATTTGTTCGCTCTGCCGGATATGATTGCGAAAGCAGCAGACACCCCGAAGAACTGGATTCGCAACGTAAAGTTAGTAGATATTTGGGCGCGAAAGCAGCATTATCGAACTCACAATATCAACTTTTTCAAAATGCCGGACGGCAGTTTGATTTTGAGTTTGAAAAAGAAGAAGTACAAAATCCCAGCGGCCGATAAACTCGGCAGAACCGTTGTAAACGGTAAACGTATGACCATGCAAAAGGCGATGGACTACCTCTATCTGCATTTGCAGGAGGCGCACGCAGATGAGCGACATATTTGGGATTTGACGCTTGCTAAGAGGTGGGGTGCTTACAGCGCAACAGAGAAGCAGAAACAACTTATTGCCCGTATGCTGCACGGGCAAATTGACGTTGAAAAGCTGACGAAGTTGGAGGCATCCCAGATTTTGAACAGGATGTTTTGCAAATGAAGTTTTCTGAGTTGAAGAAGTCCGTCGAGCATCATCCTGACGGGCTGAGTGAAAAAGAAGAACTGGCGTGGCGGTGCATGAACTATCTGAATGCTTTGTATCAGTTCAAGCACATTGATGCAAAGCAGGTAAAGCAGGAACTCGCGGAAATCGAATATTTGTTCATGCACAGTTTAACGCCACACGAGAAGGTTATGCAGGAAGTCTGCGAGGGCGGGAGCGTCCTGAGTGTCGCTTATCACCTCATGGCTGCGCAGCCTGACCGAGAGGCATGGCAGGGCGCTATGGGAAAGCTGCTCCGCATGGCAGACGAGGAGGCGCTGAGTAAAATTGCGAACAAGTAAAAAGACAATATTCGTTCATCCGAACGGATACTTTGAGGTAGTCGAAATATCCGGTGTGAACCTCATGGGTGATACATTCCGTTATCGCGAGGCGTTTTACACTCCGAATCGCGACAGGCGGGAAGTGGCTCGTGAGGAAGATTTACCGACCCATTTTGCACGCATGGGGCATTTGGAATCCGGTGATTGCAAACCCCGCAAAGCGTATCGGCTGAACGCCGAAGAACAGGAGCATATTTGCAGCATGTATCAAAACGGTATGAGCACTGCAAATATTGCTCAACAGATGGGTTGCAGCGTGCAGACCGTTCGGAACGTAACCAAAGACCTGCGAGAGCCAAAAATGGTTCGGATGTGGTCGGAAGTTGATAAAGCAAAGGCACGCGAAATGTGGTTCGACGGTTGCAGTTTTTCGCGGATTGGAAGGGCGCTTGACCGAAATCCGTCCAGCGTAAGAGATATGTTGCAGAGGGAGTTGAAGCTGCATGGTCAGTGAAAAGATTTGGGGGGCGGATGAGGATGCATGTGGATAGATGGAGGTGCAGACAATGATTGAACTGAAACCGTGTCCCTTCTGCGGTGAAAAAGCTCGCCTGCTTGTACGCAACGGCGTGAGAGTGCTTTGTACTAAATGCGGTGCAACCACACGGATTATGGTTGACAGCGAGCGCATCGGAACGAGCGCGGTTGAGGACGTAATTAAGGCATGGAACAGGAGGGCAAGCAATGATTGAGCTTAAACCCTGTCCGTTTTGTGGAGGAAAAGCGACTGTTCAAGGTAAGCACACCGAAACATACGACGTTTGGGCGAACCACCCCGTTTTGCGTGCTAAGTATCGTGTTGGCTGTGAAAAGTGTGGAATTTATTTCTGGCAGTTGCACGAAATCCAATTGACAGATGGCCAACCTGCTGTTATTAAAAACGGATATGACGAAGCTGCCGAAGCATGGAACAGGAGGGCGGACAATGAAATTTAGGAAAGACGGGAAGGTGTACGCGAGCTTCGTGGACGCTGTGAACGAATTTTTCCTCGGAGATCGCAAGATATTTGTTAATGGCAAAAAGGCGGAATTGAAATTCCCGGACGATGTGCGACAGAGCATGATATGGGCGTATGAGGACGCAGATATGGGGCGCGTACGGCTAAACGCAAAACTCATGGGCTATGAGGTGATCGAGGACACGCCCACCATTGCTGAGACGGCCGCAAAGCGCAGCGAGGACGCAAAGCGCAAGCTGACCCGTGCGGACATCCTGCACGCAGCGGAGAAGTGCGTATGCGGACAGCGCGAGCAGGACTACGGCACGCCGGAGAATAACTTCAAAGCGATTGCGGAACTGTGGGAGGCGTATCTTAATAAAGCCTGCACAAGGGGCGTGAACGTGCGCGTAGAGGCAAAGGACGTTGCTGCAATGATGGCGCTGCTCAAGATTGCACGCATTGCAGCAGGCGGCGGAAAGGCCGACAGTTGGATTGATCTTGCAGGCTATGCGGCTTGCGGGGCGGAATGTGAGGGGGTAACGGAATGAAATACAGAAAGAAACCCGTGGAGATTGAGGCTGTCCGGTGGACAGGCGAGAACCGAGAGAAAATCCGTACTTTCTGCACTCACGGTGCGTTTTTTACTCCCGCCCGGCAAGACACGGAAGGACGTACCACGGAGTGGAGATTACTCATCGACAGCCTTGAGGGCATAATGTACGCTGAAACCGGCGACTACATCATCAAGGGCGTAAACGGAGAGCTTTACCCCTGTAAGCCGGATGTGTTCGCAAAGACGTATGAGAGGGTGGAAGAATGACCGTCGCCGAAATCGCCGCCCAGATTGGCGTTACACCGGAAACACTGGTGCAGGAGGTTATTGCGCGGGAATCGGTCAAGTTTCAATGGCTTGTAATTTTGGGCGCGCTGGCGATAGGTTTATCAATTTTTATTCTCTTGGCTTGTGTCATATGCAACAGCGAAGGGGTACCGATGTTTGGTTTATACACTGCCTGCGGATTGATTTTTGTCGGTGCGATGTTGCTTACGAACGTGACCGGCTTGATTGCATGGAAAACCGCGCCGGAGACAACGGCGAACCAGTACATTGTTGAACATTATGGAGGAATAGAAAAATGACACCAACTGTTGTATTTGATTTTGACGGCGTTATTCACAGTTATACTTCCGGGTGGAAGGGGAAAACGATTATTCCCGACCCGCCGGTGCAGGGAATTCGTGAGGCAATTAACGACATTCGGAAATTGTACCGAGTAGTTGTTGTATCGACCCGCTGTGATACACCAGACGGCATTATGGCCGTAAAGGAATATCTGGCCAAGTACGACATTGTTGTTGACGATGTGATGAAGGAAAAACCGCCTGCAATTGTGTATATTGACGACCGAGCTATTTGTTTTGACGGAAATCCACACGGATTACTCGATGAAATCACGGCATTTGAACCATGGACGGCAAAAGCGACGAGGAGAATGGAAAATGACGATTGCTAAAATCGCTGCTGGAGCGGTATTTGAAGTAGGAGGAACATCATGATTAAATTCGAACACCCCGAAGTATGGGGATGGGAACACGCAATTCGAGGAATGAGAAATCCCCTCAATAGCTGGGAACGCTCCGACAGCTATCCGGCGGTTGACTGCGGAAAGTGCGGAATCATCGACCGAGAGGGTATCTGTTACCCGAAGGAGCATGACTGTACTCCGTATAAGTGCTATGCAATCGGTGACAACGATCTCTCCCTCATGCGCCGCCTTATCCGCGCTGGTTCGTCGCACAGGAAGTTCTTACGGCAGATTTTCGTATCGGTTGACATTACTGCGCCACGCTATTGGTTGGCGGAGCTTGACACTTACAAGGTGGGTACGGTTGCAAATTCCTGTTCCACCATGCACAAGATTCACAGTAAGCCTATTGAACTGTCGGACTTCAGTATTGATGATTTTGAAATTCCTGATGCTGATATTGCTTTGAAAGACTGCTTTATCAATGTTGTAGCTGACTGTGAAATGCTGAGAAAGGCATATCTGGAAGCCCTTAAAAAAGGTCAGAACGACCTTGCAAAGCAGTATTGGAAAGGCTTGATTCAGCTTCTCCCGCAGTCCTACAATCAGAAGCGCACGGTCACCATGACATACGAAAACCTGCTGAACATGGTCAGTCAGCGTAGAGGACACAAACTGGACGAATGGCACGATTTTTGCGACTGGGTATTTCCCCTGCCGTATGCCGAGGAATTGTTAAAGGAGGGATTGAAGTGACACCAAACGAATATCAGCGCAAGGCAATGCGAACTGCAACAGGCAAATGCTACGACGCAACAAACGCTGCACTTGGTATCGCCGGAGAGGCCGGAGAGGTAGCCGACGAAGTGAAGAAGTCCACGTTTCAAGGGCACGATTGGAAACCGTCCAGAGTTGTTGAAGAACTGGGCGATGTGCTCTGGTACGTTGCCCTCATGGCCGACTTGCTCAATGTGCCGCTGGAGTACGTTATGCAGGCCAATATCGAGAAGCTGGAACGACGGTACCCTGACGGATTTTCTAACGAGGCGAGTGTGAACCGGAGTGAGTGAAAGTTTTACGCTGAGTGAAAGTTTTGCGCTTAGTGAATACTCAGTGGAAATGAAACGCTACTTGCAAGAAATCCGGCGCTATGCACATTGGAGGTACGGCGATGAAGAAAAAGAGAGTAAATCCTCGGCGGAAACCCGCAACGCAGGCTGACGTAGAGAAAGCCAAGCGGCAGGCGCAAACGCACGCAATCAACATGGTATGGGCGGTGTTTTTTACCGCCCTGCGTGACAAAGAGAGATTCGGATACACACGGCTCCGGCGGGTCTGGGATGAGGTGAATTACATTTCGGACAGCATCGACAAGGGCTACGTTAAGTTGGATGACCTCGTAAACGAGCTCGCAGAATATGGGATTACATTAGAATGAATCAGACGAGAGCAAATCAAATCAGAGGCAAATCACTGGAAACCCAGCTCGACCGCCTGTGCGAACGGGTGAACGCAATGGGCTACCACGCACACAAGAACCACCCGAAGCGGTTAGGCAACGGAACACGAGTACAAGGCGAACCGTTTGACTACGAAATCCTGCTGCCAAACTGGCACGCCTGCTTTGATGCAAAGGAATGCCATGATACAAAGTGGCATATGCAGAAAAAAGATATTATCCAGACGGAAAACCTCAAACACTGCAAAAATGCAGGCTGTGAGGCGTTCTTTTTGATTTACTTCTTCCCCATCAAGCAGCTTGTAAAAGTGGATGTGGACGAAGTAATAAATGTATTGCAGCAGGGGAGCAAGACTGTTGGAGCAGAGAAAGGAGGTGAGTTTAACATTGGACTTATCATTGATAAAGCAGCGAATGAGCTGCATTGACTATGCAAAAATCAGCGGAATCCCAGTCAGCAAACCGGGCGACCGTTGTGCATCGCCTATCCGTAGCGGAGCGGATAACCGAACCGCGTTCGTCGTTTACGAGGATTTCTGGTACGACTTCGTTGCGCAGCTCGGCGGTGATGTAATTGACCTGTGCGCCCTCAAGCAGTTTGAGGGCAACCGAGGCGCAGCCATTTCACACCTCGCACGTTTAACCGGAGTCGAGAACGAACAGAACGCAAAGTGGGTAGATTATACACAAAACTTGTGCAACTCTGTGGAAAAGTGGCACAAGGCGCTTTCTGCTCCACATAGTGATTACCTGCACCGGCGCGGCATCCTGCGAAGCACGATCGACGAGTTGAAAATCGGCACAAAAGGCAACAGAATCGTAATTCCATACTGGAAGAACGGTTATATCTGCTACTATATCAGCCGCAAAGACCCAGATGACAAGTCGGACAGTCCGAAGTACATCAAGGCAAAACTGGACGGCTCGAACGAGAACATTCCATGGGGATTGCCAACGCTCAAAGCCGGACAGTCGCTCTATATCGCAGAGGGAGCATTCGATGCACTCTCCATCTATCAGGAGGGTAGGAGCGTACTCGCCACCATGGGCGGACATTTCAGCAAGCCGCAGCTTGAGCAGGTGCGCAAAGCCGCCGAGGCTGCATCCGAAGTCGTGCTCACGTTCGATAATGACGAAGCAGGACGGAGCTTCACAAAAGCACTCGGAGAATTTCTGTTCAACCACCGCATCCGGTTCTCGACTCTAATCATCCCGAGCCGCTACAAGGACGTGTCGGAACACTATGAGGCAGAGGGACGACTCCCGGAGAAAATGCAAGATGGAATCGAGTTTCTTGCAAAATCGTTCGGAGAAGATGAATGGGACGAATTCAAAGCGTTCGCCTACAAAGCGGGACGTGTGCTCGATAAAAGCTCCATCTCACAGCTCTTTTCGAAGGTAGCTCAAACCGGAGTGTTCGATGCAGGCGCACTTAAAGACCTCAAGAGTGATGTTACCTCATGCCCGGCAGAGGGCAAGATCGTAAGCGAGATTAGAGACGATTTGCTCTATCATCCGTCCGTCGGGTTCTTCACCTACGACGGCGCAAGGTGGGCGCGTATAAGTGACGAGGAAGTCAAGGCACGTATTGCAAAGGCGTTAGGACGCTTTAAGAGCGGTTCCAAGTGTAATAGCATAATTACCCTGCTCAAGGCTGAAACAGCGCGTGTCGTCGAATTTAACCGCCAGAACAAGGTAAACTTCATCAACGGCACGCTCGACCTTGATACGCTGGAATTTTCGAGCGACCATAACCCGAACGATTTCCTAACCTACTGCATGAAGTACCCGTACAAACCGGGTAAATATTACAAACCGTGGTCGGATTTCATCGAGGACATTATGAACGGCGATGAACGAAAGCAATCTCTGCTGCAGGAGGCCGCCGGATACGTCCTGTTCCCGAACAACGCATTTCAGAAATGCTTTGTCTTAATCGGATCAGGTGCAAACGGAAAATCGGTATTTATGAACATTTTAACCGCTATTTTCGGAGAAGAAAATGTATCTAACATTGAAATGAGCGCGTTCGCAAAGGACTTTCAGGTCATTCATCTCATGAACAGCCTTATTAACATTTCGTCGGAAACAAAGAGCAATATCGCCGGAGCAGAGAGCGTATTCAAGCAGATTGTAGCCGGTGACATGGTGTCGTCGTGCTACAAGGGCAAGGACATGATCTCGTTCAGACCGAGAAGCAAGCTGTTTATCGCCTGCAACGAATACATGAAAAGTAAAGACACGACCGAGGGCTATCTCAGACGACTTTGTTTCATCAAGTTCCCGATGCACTACACGGACAACCCCACCCAGCCAAACGACCGACCGATCAACCGAGAACTCGAAAACGACTTCAAACTGCACTTGACCGAGATTTTCAACTGGGTGCTCGATGGATACCGCGCACTCCGCACTGACTGCGAATTCACAGTGACCGACGAGCAGTCCGGTATTGTCAGCGAGTACAAGGAGGTTATCAATCCGTTGATCAGCTTTGTCAAGGACTATGAGCTCGACGGAGACTACGCTTCGAACGATGAGTTTTATCGGGATTACACGGTATGGTGTGAGCAGTGCGGGCATAAGAGCAGAACGAAGCAATCATTCCTCAGAGCTGTGCCCGAAATTTTGCGCGAGTACCGTTACGATTTGGAGAAACCTGTTACCGTTTTCAAGGTGAATGGCGTGGTTATGCGCGGAATCCGGCGTAAGGTAACAGATAGGGTAACAGAAGATCAAATGAAACTGTTACCGTAATTTGCAACTTTTTTGAGTTCTAAATCTTTGTTTTTGTCATTTCTCTTTCTTTTGTGTTATATTTTTTATAGGTAACACATAGTAACACATAAAATAAAGGTAATAGAAATAAACAATGAAAATAAAGAAATAAAGGATATAGAGCGAGTAAGTGAAATAGGGGTAGCATGTGTTACCAACTGTTACCCCGACACTTTAGGGAGTACCGTAAGGATTTAGAGAAACCGTTAGCGCCTTTTAGCGTAAACGGGGCGGTTATGCGCGGCATACGCCGAGTTTTTACAGATTCGGATACAGTAGAGCAATTGAAACTGTAAAAAATTTTGCAACTTTTTGACTGCTAAAATTGAGTGTTCTCTGATTTTATCTCTATTCTTGTTATTATTTACACTTCTTTACACATTTACATTAAATATATATAGAATAGAGATAAATAAAGGAAATAAAGAAATAGGGTATATAGAGAGAGTGAGTAAAATAGGGTGTTAATGTGTAAACCGTAAATCCTTACTCTCTTAAGACAGCAAAGCAACTCGGCAAAATGCTTTGCTGGAAGCTGTTAAGGCTCGTGTAGAGAAATATCAATCAAACGGAAAGGAAATCACATGACGACTAAGGAATGGCTGAACCGCGGGTGGGCACTCGACCGCGAGATTACGGCTTTGGAGAGTGCCAAGCGCCGGGCATATGACCGCTGTGTGTCCGGCGTGGCATCGATGAGCGACGCACCGGGCGGCGGCGGTGCCTCAGACGGCGGCCTGAGCCGCTACGCCGATTTTGCCACGCGAGTGGATGTCCAGATCAACAAGCTGATCGACATCAAGCAGGAAATTGCGACGGTGATTGCCGAGGTGCCGGATACGACCCTGCGGACACTTCTCACAAAGCGGTACTTAAACTTCGAGAAGTGGGAGAAAATTGCGGTTGACATGAATTATTCGTGGCGATGGACAATGAAGATGCACATACAGGCATTGCAGGCGGTCGAACCGCTGATTGCAAAGAGGACATGTTAATTCATATTGTTCCGTGCTATACTGGTATCATGAAGTTCAGCGGGAATGAAACTTAGGTCCCGTGTTTCTCCTACTTCATGTTACGCATTGGAAACACCTCCGGAAAGGCGCTCTTGGAAACAAGGGTGCTTTTTCGTGCCCGGATTTCAGAAAGGACGGTGAGCGCGTGAGCAAACTGACAGCCAAGCAGCAGGCTTGGGTAGATTATTACAAGCAGGGCAAGACGGCGGCAGAAGCGGCGCGGCTTGCCGGATACAAGGCGAGGGATGATAACGGATTTCAGTCCATCGGCAGTGAAAACCTGCGGAAACTTGCTGTTTACATTGCGGAGCGGGATAAAATCCTTGAAACGCCGCGAATTGCCGACATGGAGGAGATCAACGCCTTCTGGACGAACATCATGCGCGACAAGAGCGAGGAAACCAAGGAACGGCTCAAGGCGTCCGAGCTGAGAGCGAAAGCGGCGGGTGCGTTCATTCAGCAGATCAAGCTGGACAACATTCCTGTCGTAATCACCGGCGGTGATGAGCTTGAAGACTGACAAGCGGATCCTGCGCCTGCCGGAGATCGTCGGGCGCGGCTACGGCACGTTCTGGAACTTCAAAGGCCGCTATCGCGTGTGCAAGGGCAGTCGTGCCAGCAAGAAGAGCAAGACGACCGCGCTCAACCAGATAGGCCGCATCATGGAGTACCCGGAAGCCAATCTGCTGGTCGTCCGCAAGACGTACCGCACGCTGAAGGACTCTTGCTTTGCCGAGCTCAAGTGGGCGATTCACCGGCTGGGCGTTGATGCATGGTGGGCGGTCAAGGAAAGCCCGCTTGAAATGACTTATCTGCCGACCGGTCAGAAGATCTACTTCCGTGGTTTGGACGATCCGCTCAAGGTGACGTCCATCACGGTTGACGTTGGTCAGCTGTGTTTCCTCTGGCTCGAGGAGGCCTACGAGGTCACCCGCGAAGAGGACTTCGATATGCTGGACGAATCCATTCGAGGCGAGAGTGCGCCGGGACTGTTCAAGCAGATCACGATCACGTTCAACCCGTGGAACGAGCATCACTGGCTGAAAAAGCGCTTTTTCGATGCGCCGCCCGACCCGGACATTCTCGCCATGACGACCAATTACACCTGCAACGAGTGGCTGGACGACGCAGACAAGCGCCTGTTCGAGCGTATGCGGCAGAACAATCCGCGGCGCTACCGTGTTGCCGGTCTGGGTGACTGGGGCATTGTGGACGGCCTGATCTTCGAGAACTGGGAAGAACGAGAGTTCGACATTGACGAGATACGACGTAAGCCAGGCGTACACAGTGTGTTCGGTCTGGACTTTGGTTATACGAATGACCCGACGGCGCTGTTCTGCGGAATGATTGACCGCGAGAATCGCACACTGTATGTCTTTGACGAGATGTACGAAAAGGGAATGTCGAACGAACGTATTGCACGAAAGATTGTTGAGATGGGTTACAGCAAGGAGCGTATTACCGCTGATTCCGCAGAACCCAAGTCTATTGACCGCCTGCGTGAACTGGGATTGTATCATATCCGAGCAGCACGCAAGGGAAAAGACAGTATTTCCAACGGCATTGACTTTCTGCAAGATTATCACTTTGTCATTCATCCTCGGTGTGTGAACTTTCTGACCGAGATTTCAAACTACACATGGGACACTGACAAGTTGGGAAACAAAGTCGGTAAACCCATAGATGATTTTAACCACTTGATGGATGCTATGCGTTATGGCTGTGAGGGCGAAATGCGCGGAGCAACATTCAGCTTTGATTAAGGGAGGGACAATAATGTTCTATTTTGACCAGACCTATGAGGACTATTTGCTGTCCCTTGGTCGAGAAAACACTACTCAGCGCATGACTGATGCGCAGTTTATCGTGCAGGAGATTCACCGCTTCTGGCGCTCTAAACGTTGCCGTGACATGGTAGACGGTGACCTGTACTATCGCGGTAAGCACGATATTCTACACAAGAAGCGTACAGCCATCGGTGAGAACGGCGAACTAATTACACTGGACAACCTGCCGAACAGCAGAATTGTTGATAACCAATTCCGTAAGATGGTAGACCAGAAAGCCAATTATCTGGTTGGACAGCCGTTCGTGATTCGTTCAGATAATCAGGAGTTTGCTGACGCTCTGCAACCGTACTTGATGACGAAGCAGTTTTCGCGGCTCATCAAGGCAGTAACTCGTGACGCTCTGTGTTGTGGTATTGGTTGGCTGTACCCGTATTACGATGATAACGGCTCTCTGACATTCCGACGGTTACGCCCATATGAGGTTATCCCTCTGTGGGCAGACGAGGAACACACACGACTTGACGCGGCTATTCGGGTGTATGACATGACCGAGTATGTCGGCAATACTGAGAAGGTAGTACACCGTGTTGAGGTGTATGACGAAACCGGCATTCACTACTTCACACTGGATGGCGGCAATCTTACACCGATTGAACCGTTCAACGCACCGTACATCATGGCGGGAGATCAGGCGTATAACTGGGAACACATTCCGCTTGTTGCGTTCAAGTGCGACGCGGAGGAAACCCCTCTGTTAACGCGCTGCCGATCTATGCAGGACGGCTTGAACGAGATTGAATCTCAGTGGCAAGATCAGATGCAGGAAGACCCGCGTAATACTATCATGGTTCTTGTCAATTACGACGGTGAGAACCTCGGTGAGTTTCGTAGGAACCTTGCTACCTATGGTGCGGTTAAAGTTCGTTCGGATAGTTCCGGCGGCGGTGATGTGCGTACCCTGCAAATTGAAGTTAATGCTGAAAACTATCAGACGCTTGTACAGCAGTTCAAAAAAGCCATCATTGAGAACTGCATGGGCTACGATGCCAAGGATGACCGTTTAGGCAGTAATGCAAACGAAATGAACATTAAATCCATGTACTCAGACATTGAACTGGATACTAACGGCATGGAAACCGAATATCAGGCGGCATTTGAAGAATTGATTTGGTTCATCACCTGTCATATTGCAAATACCGGCGGTGGAGATTTCGAGAATGAACAGTATGAATTGATTTTCAACCGCGACATTTTGATTTCTGAATCCTCTGCTATTGCAGATTGCAAGAACAGCATGGGCGTTATCAGCAATGAAACCATTGTTGCAAATCATCCGTGGGTCGATGATGTACAGGGTGAACTTGACCGTCTGGCTGCTGAGAAGGAAGAAAACCTTGACCTGTACGGCGGCTTTGGTCAGAACGTACCGCCGGATGATAACCCGCCGGACGATAGCAACGAGTAAGGGAGGTGCGGCGCGTGCGCAATCGGGAATACTGGCAGAAACGCTTTTCGGCTGTTGAAGAAATGCGAAATAAACGCGGCAGATTGACGGTTGACCAGATCGCACCGCACTTTGACCGAGCACAGGCAAGCATTGACAAGGAAATTCGTGCTTGGTATCAGCGGTTTGCAGATAACAACGAGATTTCCGTTGTTGATGCTAAAAAACTGCTGAAAAAGAACGAACTTGAGGAACTTCAGTGGGATGTTTCCGAGTATATCAAACGAGGTCGGGAAAATGCGGTATCGCAGGAATGGTTGAAAGAGTTGGAGAACGCTTCAGCAAAGTTCCACATTTCCCGCCTTGAAGCACTCAAACTGAGAACACAAAATGCGGCTGAACAGGCTTTTGCAGTTGAACAGAACAAGTTGACTGAATGCCTGGCTGATACTTGGAAGCAAGACTATTACCACACTGCATACGAAATGCAGAAGGGTTTTCAAGTGGGTTTTGATGTAGCGCAGGTGGACAACCGGCGTGTAACCAAACTGCTTGATAAACCTTGGACTGCTGACCAGATGACCTTTTCAGACCGTATTTGGAAATCAAAGGCTCAACTGCTCGACAGTGTAAGCACTGAGTTAACGCAGATGTGCATTCTTGGTAAAGCTCCCGATGAAGCTATCAACAACATTGCAAAGCGTATGAATGTTGCTAAAAGTCAGGCGGGACGCTTGGTAATGACCGAAAACGCCTATTTTGGTTCTGCTGCACAAAAACAGTGCTATAAAGACCTCGATGTAGAACAATATCAGATCGTAGCTACTCTGGACAGTCGAACGTCTGATATCTGCCGCCACTTTGATGGTAAGGTGTTCGATATGAAGGACTACGAGCCGGGCGTAACAGCTCCACCTTTTCACGTTTACTGTCGTACCTGCACTGTACCGTATTTTGCAGATAACGATGATAACGGTATGCGTGCTGCAAGGGACGAGAACGGTAAAACGTACTATGTGCCTGCGGATATGACGTATGAGGAATGGAAAAACCGTTTCACACGCGCTGAGGAAACTCAATGGGTGACCAAAAAGAAAAACCCGAACAAATATAGTGTTCAGCGTTCTGTGGTCAATAGCAAGACGTTTCATGATAGATTCAATGGTGCTTCAAAACATCACGCAGTTGACGAAGCGTTGTATCAAGACGCATTGAAAATGCTGGAACATCGAGATGGAACGGAACTGGAAGATTTAGCGGCTTTTGACGCACGGACTGGTAAACTTCTTGCTAAGAATGATACTTCGACGAAATCCGGTGCAACGGGTTTCTCCTACGAGCAATATCAAGCAACGCTGGATTGCCCGAACGGAGTTGTACTGCTGCACAACCACCCGAACAGCAGTAGACCTTCGGCAACTGATATCAAGACACTGTTTAAGAATAAACAGGTGGAACGTTCGGTAATTGCCTGTCATAACGGAGAAGTACATATTCTTTCTGAGCCTGACCGCACGATTGATATTGTGCAGGTTTATGAACAGTGGTATAATCAATACAAAGAAGAATATAAGAACGCCCGTGTTGCAGAGCTTCATGCTACGGATAGGATATACGAAAGCGGCTTATTTCAATACGAAAAGAAAGGGTGATTGAGTTGGAAGAAAAACTGTACATGGTTATTGATGATTCCAATACATTCGCTCCGGGGGAACGTCCGCAAGAGCCAACAGACCCTGAGGCGCTCAGACGTATTGCGGAAATAGACCGCAAAATGAAACGTTTACTGAAATCTGGTTACTTCAACAAAAAGGAAGACTAAACCACCAAAGAGCAATCTGCGGTGGTTTTCTTTTACCCAAAACTGCATACCAAACGCTTTACCGACTGGTAAGGCGTTTTTCTTTTGCCGGTTGGCTTGGGCACCGCTGCGTTAAGAAGCAGTTGCAGAGTTCGAATCTCTGTACCGGCACAACATCGGGGTTTTAGCATTTTCCCCGTAAATCAAAAGACCGCAATACCGGACTGAACCGGGATATCAAATGTGAAAGGAAGAAAAAGACCATGAAAAAAGAAGAACTGATGAAACTGGACGGTATGACTGATGCACTGGCGGTGGCTGTACTGAATCTCGCCAAGGGTGATACTGAGGGTATGATTCCCAAGGCACGCCTTGATGAAGTGATTGCAGAGCGCGACAACGCCCGTAATGAACATGCCAATGTGCTGAAGGAACTCGGTGCGCTTCAGAAGGAAACTGGCGATGCTGCCGACCTGCGCGACAAGATCAAGTCGCTCGAAGATGCTGCGAAGGACGCGCAGAAGGAGCACGACGCAGAGATTCACGCGCTCAAGGTGGACAACGCTGTAAATTCCGCTCTGCTGGGCGAAAAGGCACTGAACGTCAAGGCTGTAAAGGCACTGCTGAACCTCGACAAGGCTGAACTCAATGAGGACGGCACAGTTAAGGGTCTGGAAGACCAGATCAAGACGCTCAAGACTGCTGATGACAGCAAGTTCCTGTTTGGTTCTTCCAATCCCGCCCTGAAGGGTGCAAAGGCGGGCGAAAGCGGCGATGATGACGGTAATCATCAGGTCGATACGTCCAAGATGACGTATTCTGAGCTTGCCGCATACATGGCAGAACACCCGGAAGCAAACATTAAGTAATGAAAGGAAAGTGAAGTAAAATGGCTGAATCTAAGTTTGACAGCAAATCTTTCAACCCGCAGGCATTCGGCGCGTATGTAAACCGAATTCCGAACACCACCAAGACCGAACTTGCAAAGTCCGGTGCAGTTGGTGCAAATGAGCAGGCACGCGGTGCCCTCTCTAATCAGACCGGTGCACTGTATGCACGAGTACCGTACTTTGGTCGTATCTCTGGTAAGACCTCGCAGAACAACGACGGTGCAACCAACATTGACAGCACCGCAACCACTACCTACGAGCAGGGTTTTGTCGTTGCTCGTCGTATGGACGCATGGACTGAGCGTAATTTCTCGACCAACATTACCGCAGGTGTAAACTTCATGGACAACGTAGCTGCACAGATTGCAGACTACAAGATGGAAGTTAAGCAGGCTATGCTTCTGGCTATCCTGTCTGGCGTTTTTGGCATGTCTACCTCTGCCGGTACTGCCGTTCAGAAGACCGCTGCGAAGGAATTCCTTGCAAAGCACGTCTATGATATCAGCGGCAAGGCAGGTGACGAAGCAATGGTTGGTGCTTCTACCCTGAATGCAGCAATGCAGCAGGCATGCGGCGATAACAAGTCTATCTTCAAGCTGGTTATCATGCACTCTGCCGTTGCTACCAATCTGGAAAACCTGCGTCTGCTGAAGTACCTGACCTACACTGATGCTGACGGCATTCAGCGTGATCTCTCTATCGGCACTTGGAATGGTCGTCTTGTACTGATTGATGACGGTATGCCGACCGAGGAGGTTGCAGCGGATTCCGGCAAGGGTACTGCTGCGTACACCAAGTACACTACCTACGTTCTGGGCGAGGGTTCCATTGTCCTTGATGATATCGGTGACGCTGTACCGTATGAGATGAGCCGTGACCCCAAGACCAACGGCGGTCAGGATACTCTTTATGTCCGCGACGGTTTTATCTGCGGTGTACAGGGTCTGTCTTTTGAGAAGCCCGCATCCATCACCGCATCTGCTACCAACGCTGACCTGTCCACCGGTGCAAACTGGTCTGTTATCAACGACGGTACCAACGCAATTCCGCACAAGTCTATCGCTCTGGCTAAGATCGTTTCCAAGGGTTAAAGTCATGGAAGTTAAGGACAGCGTATTGCAGCGGCTTGCGTCGTTCGGCTGCACTGCTCCTGATGAATGGGCAGTGCAGTTCTGTATTGACAAAGTTGCCAATCACATTAAAAATCAGATAAACCGCACGGAGATTCCCGAACAACTGATTGAAGTGTTGGTAGGCCGTGTTTGCGGTGAATATCTGCAAGCGGCGTTCGCGGCGGGTAAGTTGGATTTAGAAAATCTCGACCTGACAAACGCTGTCCAGTCGGTGAGCGAGGGTGACACGAGCGTTACCTTCGCTTCCGATTCTTCGGACAGTGCGCGTCTAACCGCTCTGATTAACCGCCTGTTGAGTACCGGAGAGGATGATTTGCTATGCTTCCGAAAGCTGCGTTGGTAAGCGTTCGCAAGGCGTTAGAACGCGGATATACTGGTACGTTTACTGTCACTGAGCGAAAGAAAGTTGTACGCGCTGACCATAGTACCGGTTTCGCTGAAGTGCAGACGGTAACAGATATTCCTTGCAGGTTATCGTTTACAACCTCTCCTGCTGCGGGTGATGGTGATACTGCAACCCTTACACAGAGTGTCAAGCTGTTCTGTGCACCGGAAATCATTGTTCCAGAGGGTTCCCGTATTACAGTAACCCAAAACGGAGTTACCGAGGAATACGCGCGTTCTGGTATGGTTGCCATGTATGACACTCACGCTGAGTATGTACTTGAAGCGTTTCGGGGGTGGGCGTAATGGCACGATCAAACGTGAACATGAATTACGATGGTCTGAAGAAGCTGAGAGATCAGCTTGCGAAGATTGACCAGACAGACGAGTTCTTCAACGCCTGTGCAAAAGAGCTTGCTGCACGATTGCTTGCAAAAGTTATCAAACGTACTCCTGTTGGTGATTATCGCACTAAGAAAGTGCGCGTTGCCAAACGTGACGGTAAGAAGCACAAGAAAGGTGAGAAGTACACCGTATGGGTAAAACCTGCGTCCGGCAAGACCGGCGGCACACTGCGACGCGGTTGGACAGCAGGGCAGAACTCTAACGCCAGAGCCTACGCGGAAAGTCTGTCGGTACATCGTGTTGGAACTGATTTTGTTATCGACATTATCAATCCTGTTGAATATGCGTCTTATGTGGAGTATGGACACCGTACATCCAATCACAAGAACTGGGTGAAAGGTAAGTTCATGCTGACACTCAGCGAGAAAGAAATTGCGAGTATGGCTCCAAGAATCCTTGAACGTAAACTTGAAGATTATCTTCGGAGGTGTTTCAGTTGACCATTGGAGCAATTACAAGCGCGGTTTCGACCGCTGTTTACAACGCTTTCGGTGATGGGTACGAGATTTACACTGACCGTGTGACACAGGGACTACATGAACCGTGTTTTCTGGTTTCGTGCCTGTCCGGTACGCGCAGTGTTGACCTCGGCAGAAGATTCGCACGAACTGCTCAGTTTTCTGTGCAGTATTTTCCCAAAAACGAGGGCGATAGCGCAAAAATCAACACGGTACTTGAAACCCTGATGGAAACACTGGAAAACATCAAGGTAGACGGTACGCTGATACATGGTAACGACGTTACCAGTACACCGCATGACGGTATGCTGACAGTAACGGTCAATTACGATTACTTTGTACTGCGTGAGGAAGAACAAATTGAAATGGAATCTCTGACCGCGCATACAAGCGCAAAGGAGTAATTATGACTAAGAAAGAAAAGAAAGAACCTCGGTTCTCTCGGAACGCTTTGCTATGTTCTGAGCTTTTCCGGCACGAAAAAGACCTCATCTGTGCGCTGATTGCACCTGATGAATATTGTACCGTGCAGGAAGCAGAGAACCGTATTGCTAAATACAAGAAAGGAAAGGTGAACTAATATGGCACTTGGCGGCGGTATTTTTACCACGCAGAACAAGGTGCTGCCTGGCAGTTACATTAACTTTGTTTCGGCTGCACGCGCGTCTGCTAATCTCAGTGACCGTGGCATTGCAACTATGCCGCTTGAACTGGACTGGGGCACTGATAACGCGGTGTTCGAGGTAACGCCTGCGGATTTCCAGAAAAACAGCCTTGCCATTTTCGGTTATCCGTTCACCCACGACAAGCTCAAGGGTCTGCGTGAGGTGATGGACAAGGTGCGCACGCTGTACGCCTACAAGCTGACCAGCGCAGGTGCAAAGGCTGCGAACGCCTACGCTACGGCGAAGTGCTGCGGTGTACGCGGTAATGACCTGAAGGTTGTTATCGGCGCGAATGTAGACGCACCGGAGAAGTTTGACGTTAGTCTGTACTTCGGTACTACCCTTGTTGACGCTCAGACGGGCGTTACAAAGGCGGCAGACCTTAAGGACAACGACTACGTTATCTGGAAGGATTCTGCAACGCTTGCTGAAACGGCAGGTACTGCGCTTTCTGGCGGCACGAACGGTACTGTTGACGGTACTGCACACCAGAAGTATCTTGATAAGATTGAATCCTACACTTACAATACGATGGGCGTTGTTACGACCGACGAAACCACCAAGTCCCTGTACGCTGCGTTTGTAAAGCGTATGCGCGAGGAAGTCGGCTCTAAGTTCCAGTGTGTACTTTATGGTAAGGCTGCTGATTATGAAGGTGTTATCAACGTCAAGAACCGCGTACTGGACGAGGGTGCTAACGAAGCGTCCCTTGTGTACTGGGTAACTGGCGCGGAAGCTGCTTGCGCAGTTAACAAGAGCCTGCTCAACGTCAAGTATGACGGTGCTTACACCGTAGACACCGACTATAAGCAGAGTGAGCTTGAAGGTTTTATTACCTCTGGCGTGTTCGCTATGCACAACGTTTCCGGTGAAACTCGCGTACTTTCGGATATCAACAGCTTTGTGTCTGATGCCGAGGGCAAGAGCAAGGAGATTTTCGGTGATAACCAGTGCGTCCGCGTTATGGATCAGATTGCAAACGACATTGCAGTGCTGTTCAATACGCGCTATCTGGGCAAGGTGCCGAATGACGCTTCCGGTCGCGTATCGCTCTGGAATGACATCGTAAAGCACCACCAGCAGCTCGAGGATTTGCGGGCTATTGAGAATTTCTCCGCTGATGACGTGAAGGTTGAACAGGGTGACGCAAAGAACGGCGTTGTGGTACAGGATGCGGTAAGCATTGTTTGTGCTATGGCAAAGCTGTACATGACCGTCACCGTATCGTAAAGGAGGAAACAAGGTATGGCTTATATGCCTGCAAATGATGCGCCGTCCGCCAAGCTGGCGACGGCCTACGTCACCATTGACGGCAACCGTTACGCCTGCCTGATGGCAAAGAGCTTTGAGGGCAAAATGAACGTAGAAACCAAGGAAGTACCGACACTGGGACGCACTGTAAAGGGTGTTAAGGCTGTTGGTGCAAGTATCAAGTTCTCTATGGTTGTCTACAAGGTGACGGAGATTTTTGACGAACTGGTTGAGCGTTACAAGAACACCGGTCTGCTGCCGACGTTCGACATTCAGGTTACCAATGAAGACCCTGCAACTACTATTGGTCGTTCGAGCAAGATTTATACCGATTGCGTTATTGACGGTGACGTACTGCTAAGTATGTTTGACGCTGACGGCGATTTTGTTGAACAGACTATCGAGGGTTACGCGCAGGACTTCACCCGCCCTGAGAAGTACAGCAACCCGTCTTATATGTAAACCGAATATACCCCTATCTACTCGATAGGGGTTATTTTTATGGAGAAAGGAACAGAATATGTCTAATTTTGCAGCATTTATGAAGGGTAACAAGAAGCACCGCCCGAACGAGCTTTACGCTGCTACGAAGTCCCTGACCGATGAGAACGGTGTACCGCTGCTGTGGGAGCTGCGTCCGGTTACTACTCGTGAGAATGAGGTAATTCGTGATCTGTGTACTACTGAGGTGCAGGTACCGGGCAAGCCGGGTATGTACCGTCAGCGCGTAGATACTTCTGACTATCAGGCAAAGCTGATGGCGGCGGCAGTTGTTACCCCGAACCTGAACGACAAGGAACTTCAGGATTCCTACGGCGTAATGTCCGCTGAGGAGCTGCTCAAGGAAATGCTGGATGATGCGGGCGAGTATACCGACCTTGCTCTTAAGGTGCAGCAGATTTCCGGCTTTACCACTCTTGCGGAAGATGTGGAAACGGTAAAAAACTAATCGAAGCAGAGGATACAGAAACTTGCTTCGCTCTGTATGCTCTGCATCAACTGCACATGCTTCCGTCTGATTTTCTCGCTCTTGACCAGAAAGACAAGGCGTTTATTATCGCCGCTGCTCTGGAAAAAGCAAAGCAGGAAAAGAAAGAGATAGCAAAAATAAAGAACAAGAGGTGATTCCGTGGCTACATTAACAAGCAGCATTAAATTATCTGACCAGATGACCGCACCGCTGCGGAACATTACAAATGCGGTCAATATGATGCTTTCCAGTTGGGAGAGTTTGGACAGTGCCACAGCAGGCGGTCTTGATATGGGTGACGTTACCGCCATCCGCACGCAGCTGAATGAAGCAACGATCGCTCTCGATCAGCTCGGAAACGAGCAGCAGGAGTTTAACAACAAAGTCGAACGTGGTTCTGATGCACTGGGTGGTATGGCGGGTAAACTTGCCGGTATGGTTGCAGGCTACATTAGCTTGCAAGGTGCAATGGAAACCGTCAAAGCCGGTATCGACTATGCTTCCGACCTTGCCGAGGTTCAGAACGTCGTTGACGTATCGTTCGGTAAGTCGGCTGCTTCCATTAACAACTGGTCGCAGAAAGCGCTTGAAGCCTACGGTCTGAACGAGGTTACCGCAAAGCGCTATAACGGCACACTCGGCGCAATGCTGAAATCTACCGGTATTGCGGGTGACAGTGTTGTGGATATGTCGGAAAAGCTGACTGGTTTAGCCGGTGATATGGCATCGTTCTACAACCTCGACACCAATGCGGCGTTCGAAAAGATTCGTTCCGGCATTTCGGGTGAAACCGAACCTCTCAAACAGCTCGGCATCAATATGTCGGTTGCAAACCTCGAAGCCTACGCACTGTCACAGGGTATCACGACCGCTTACGATAAGATGTCGCAGGCAGAGCAGACCATGTTGCGTTATAACTACCTTATGGCTGCTACTTCAGACGCGCAGGGTGACTTTGCGCGAACTTCTGACAGTTGGGCGAACCAGACACGATTGCTTAGTGAGAACTGGAAAGAGTTTGTCGGAAAAATGGCGGCGAACCTGCTGCCGACGCTGACGGCGGGCATTTCTGCACTGAATAACGTAATTAAGTGGATGTCCGATAACACCGCATTCATTACACCTATTCTTGGTGCAATTACTACTGCTGTTGGATTGTATACGGCTGCTGTACTGGTTAACGCTGCCGCAAAGGGAATTGATACGATTGCAACTAATTTGAAAGCGGTGGCAGAGATCAGAGCAAGTAATGCAACGTTTATAGCAACAGTGCGGCAGTATGGTCTAAATAAGGCGCTACTTGCGTGCCCTGTTACTTGGATTGTTAGCGGCATTATTCTTATTATCACTGCTATTTACTTGGTTGTTGCGGCTATCAATAAAGCTCAGAACAGGAGCATTAGCGCAACTGGAATTATCTTCGGTGCGTTTGCAACTCTTGGTGCGGCGATTATCAACACGGTAATTGGCGTAGTAAATGCAATCCTTCAGATTGTTTGGGCGGGCGTTGAACCGTTCGTTGGAATCATTGAATGGATTCTTAACGTAGCGAACGGCGGCTTCAACAGCTTCGGTGACGCTGTGAAGAACCTGATTGGTCAGATTATCTCGTGGTTCCTGTCGCTCGGCAAGGTAGTTACCAAGATTATTGATGCAATCTTCGGTACAAGCTGGACGGACGGCTTGAATAACCTGCAAAATTATGTACTTTCGTGGGGCAAAAACGATAAAGCCATCACGATTGACCGCACAGCACCGGCTATCAACACTCGTATTAAGTACAGTGACGCTTGGAACAAGGGTTATAACTTTGGTCAGAGTATCGAGGAAAAATTCACTGGTGCTGACGTTTCCAACACGGATTTGGATACGTTGAACAACAATGTTGCAGCTATCGCTACCAATACAGCAAATACCGTTGACGCTTTGAAGCTGTCCAACGAAGACATTAAGATGCTTCGTAACATTGCTGAAAGACAGGCTATCAACCGTTACACGACTGCTGAAATCAAGGTGGAAATGACAAACAACAATAACATTTCGTCTGAAATGGATTTGGATGGTGTCATGAACCTGTTTGAAGCGAAGATTACGGAAGCACTGGTAACAAGTGCAGAGGGGGTACATATCTGATGTATGAATTTTATATGGCGGGTGTGCGCTTACCCGTTACACCGAGCGCGTTAACGATTAAGACTACCAATCAGAACAAGACCATCAACCTGATTAACGATAATCAGTTGAATATTATCAAAGCTCCGGGTTTGAGTAAGTACACTTTCAACGCTCTGTTACCTAACAGGGAATACCCGTTTGCATGCTATCCGAACGGGTATCAGCCTGCACAGTATTATATGTCATTGCTTGAAAAGCTCAAGCGTGAATGTAAACCGTTTGAATTTGTAATTGTTCGCTCGGATGATGCGGGTGAATTGCTGATGGTTAATGACCCCGATCAGTTGTTAATGGTATCACTCGAAAACTATGAGCTATCCGAAGATGTTACCAGTTATGGTCTTGACGTTATGGCTAAGATTGAACTGCTGACGTACAACGACGTAAAAACCAAGCTGATTGAGTTCAAAAAGAGCGAAAGCAATTCCACAAAGAAAGCAACCGTCACGCAGAAGCGCGACACCACTACGGCACCTAAGAACAAAACGTACACTGTTAAACAGGGTGATACGCTGTGGGACATTGCTCGTGTGAAGTTGGGAAACGGCTCTAAGTGGACGAGTATTTACAGCCTGAATAAGGCTACCATTGAAGCCGCGGCGAAGAAATACGGTAGATCAAGCAGCAGTAACGGTTGGTGGATTTATCCCGGAACCGTGCTCAAGCTGCCGAGTTAAGGAGGGGATAGTATGGGTAAGTATGTTTGGCCTTGTCCGTCCTACTCGCGTATTTCAAGCGGTTTTGGATACCGTAATTGTCCGTTTCATGGGCGAGAACATCATGACGGTGTAGACCTTGCTTCTGCTTCTGGTACTCCTATTCTTGCGTTTGCTCCTGGTACTGTAACGGTATCCGGTTGGAACGGCGGTTATGGTAACTACATCAGTATTAACCACGGCGGCGGTCTGATGAGTTTCTATGGACATTGTTCGAAACTGTATGTTTCAAAGGGCGCGAAAGTTTCCGCAGGTCAGAAAATTGCCGCTGTCGGTACGACCGGCAGTTCAACCGGTAACCATCTACATTTCGGCATTCATTTGAATGGTGAAAAGAGGAACCCGTTGAATTTTGTATCTGCCAAGGACACAGTATCTAACTATTCCGGCGCGAAGTCGGGCGGTACTGCTACAAATACGGTTAAGGCACTCTTTACCGCCTATTATCCTGCGAATAACGCTATGGAGGGTGGGTTCCTTGATGCGCTCGGCAACAGGTTAGACCCAAGCAAGCACACCTGCGCTGCACCGCCAAGCGTACCGTTTGGTACCAAGGTTACAGTGCAGGGTACAGGTACAGCGCTTGACGGCGTGACCTACACCGTCAATGACCGTGGCGGCATGATTCAAATCGAAAACGGCGTGTACCACTTCGATCTCTTGATGTCCTCGAACGCTGAATGTAACAACTGGGGCAGGCGAAAAGGTACCGCCATCATCGGCGGCTCGGGCGGCTCGTCCGGCTCGACCTCTTCGGGCACGAGCACCGAGAAGAAAAAGAAGGATATCACGACTGTTGTTGTTAAGTCTGTCACAGGTGCAGCAGGTACGCGCAAGGAAATCTTGCGTGATGTGCCGTCTTATCAGTTGCCAGGCGCGGAGGTTATCATTCAGAACAAGAATGGTCAGTTACAGTCACCTGTTATCGAAGGTGATATTGTGTGGGAAACCTCGCGTAGAGATTCCGCTTCTTCGCTGACATTCACTGTGGTTAAGGATGAAACGCTCAACTTCCATGAGGGTAACCCTGTATCGTTCCGGTTCAACGGTGCAAACGTGTTCTATGGCTATGTGTTCAAGAAAAGCCGCAGTGATAGCAGGCTGATTAAGGTCACCTGCTACGATCAGTTGCGTTATTTCAAGAACAAGGACACTATCAGCTACACCAACAAGACCTACACCGAGGTGTTAAAAATGCTTGCTGCTGACTACGGTTTGAAGGTCGGAACAGTAGTAGACACCAAGTACAAAATCCCGCAACGCATTGAAGAAGGAACTCTGTTTGATATGTTGGGCAACGCATCCGACCTTACAATCATCAATACTGGTAAGATATATGTTCTGTATGACGATTTCGGCAAACTGTGTTTGAAGCCTTACGAGGATTTACTTTTACCTCTCTATGTGGATGAAAGCAACACACAGGCATACAGCTATACTTCCTCGATTGATACGGATGTGTACAACAGAATCAAACTGGCATGGGATAATGACGAAACAGGCGTGCGTGAAGTACACGTTATGAATAACGCGGCAAGTCAAAGTAAATGGGGCGTTTTGCAGTATTATGAAAAGCTGGACAATGCTTTGAATACTGCTGACCTGCAAACCAAAGCGAAAGCACTCATGAACTATTACAATGTTATTCACCGCGAGCTGACCATGCAGAAGGTGTTCGGTGATGTTCGGGCGCGTGCCGGTACTTCGGTTTGTGTTGGTATGGGTCTTGGTGATATCAACATCAAAAATTATATGTGCATTGAGAAAGCAAAGCACACGTTTTCTAACGGTCTGTACACGATGGACTTGAATTTAAGCGGTATAAGGGGTGAATTTAGTGCCTAATATGCAGAATATCATTAAGGTTTTTCAACAGATTTCAGCAAATGAGCGTGAAGCGTCGTTACCAGTGATGATTTGCTATGGTAAGGTGCTTTCCCTAAGTCCGTTTCAGGTGCAGGTTGAACAGAAACTTGTACTCAATAAGAAGTTTTTCATCGTCAAGAGCGGTGTTACCGCTTCTTCGTTCAAGGTAGGAGATATTTTGATTCTGCTGCGAAACAAGGGCGGACAACAGTATTTGATTTTAGATAAAAAGGGGGCGTTATAAATGGTACCAACAGATTACAATGATGACCTGCAACAGGATTTCGAGATTGAAACACAGCCTACGCGCACCTATGCGCTGCGGTTTGACGGTTATCCGTCTGCGGGTAAACTGGACGGTGTTGAAGCTATGAAGCAGGCTATTTTCCTCGCTTTGCAGATTGAACGCTTTCGGTTCGCTATCTACTCTTGGAACTACGGTATCGAACTTGACGCTCTGCTAGGTCAGAGTATGACCCCTTATCTACAAGCCAAAGTTGCAAAAGCGATTGAAGATGCACTTTTATCAGATGACCGTGTACTTTCTGTGGAAAATTTCTCGTTTTCTAAGACTAAACGCGATATTCATGCGACATTTACTGTTTCCACAACTGAGGGGGACATAGAAAGTGAATTTGAATTTGGAGGTGTTGCAGCATGATCGGAAAGTATTCCGATGAAATGACATTTGATTATATCATGAACCGAATGTTGGAATCTGTGCCTGACACCGTGGACAAGCGGGAAGGTAGTATCATCTATGACGCATTATCACCTGCTGCCGCAGAACTTGCAAAGGCGTACATGGAACTTGATGTTGTTATGGACGAAACCTTTGTTGATACTGCGTCACTGCAATACCTTATGTTGCGCTGTAAAGAGCGCGGCGTAACAATTCAGGGCGAAACGGCGGCTGTTATCGAGGGTGTATTCACCCCGTCCGACATTGAATTGTCTGCCGGTCTGCGGTTCAACTGTGATGAAGTCAACTATGTAGTTACCGAGAAAATCTCAGCAGGTCACTATAAGTTGGAAGCTGAAACTCTTGGTACGGTCGGCAACAAGTATACCGGTTTGCTCCTGCCAATTCAGACGGTGAACGGTCTGGATACTGCATCTATTGCGGCTGTACTTATCCCCGCTGAAGACGGTGATACAACTGACACTCTGCGTGAGAAGTATTATGCCAGTATCGACGGTGAAGCGTTCGGTGGTAACGTGGCAGACTATAAGGAAAAAGTCAACGCCATTACAGGTGTTGGCGGTGTTAAGGTTTATCCGGTCTGGAACGGCGGCGGCACGGTCAAGCTGACCATTATCGCGTCGGATTACACCGCACCGAGCACCGAGCTTATCAGCAAGGTGCAGACCGCCATCGACCCTGAGCAGAACCACGGTGAAGGCATGGGTCTGGCTCCGATCGGACACACCGTAACTGTTACCGGTGCAAAGTATGCCGATATTGCTATCACAGCAAATGTTACTTTCGCCAGCGGTTGGAACTGGGAGAACGGTAAGTCGCAGATTGTGAGCGCTGCCAATGCATATCTTAACGAGTTATGTAAAGAGTGGTCGGAGAACGAAACAACCATTGTGCGTATCTCGCAGATTGAAACGCACCTGCTGACCGCAGACTGTATTATTGATATTGACGGAACAACCGTTAACGGCAGTACAAAGAACATCGAGTTAGCAGCAGATGAAATTCCGCGCCTGAAAACGATTGGCGGTGCGTCGTGAGAAAGAAGCTGAATGAGTATTTACCGTCAATTCTGCTGAAAACCTACGAATTCCCGTTGCTGTGTGATACAGAACAGCGGGAATTTGACCGCCTGAACACTGCTGTTGATGAAGTGTTAAATGCTCAGTTTGTCAGCACTGCCGGAGAACGAGGTATCGAGAGATACGAACAGATTTTCAGTATCGTTCCACAAGATACAGATACCTTGGATGAAAGACGTTTTCGTGTACTGGCGAAAATCAATGCTCAGTTGCCGTTTTCTATCCGTCGTTTACGTCAGCAGCTTGCGACGCTGTGCGGCGAGGACGGTTACAAGCTGGAACTGGACGGTGGCAGGTACACGTTGACCGTCAAGGTAGCGCTGACCGCGAAACGCAATCAACAGGCTGTTGAAGAACTGCTTGCGAACATTGTACCTGCGAACATGGTCTGCACAACGTCGTTGCTGTACAACCAACACGCAGACTTGACCCGCTTCACACATGCACAGCTTGCCTTACTTACGCATTTTGAAATTAGAGAGGAAGTGTTGCCGGATGGCGAGTAAAACGACAAACTACGGGCTGAATAAGCACAGTCCGCAGGATTTCTACAATGTAGAAGCCAGAAATGAAAACTGGGATAAGATTGATACCGAACTGAAGAATAACGTTGATGCTGTTAACGCCCGCGTAAAGACCGCTGAACTTGCGGCAGAAGTGAAAAAGGTTGTCAAGGACGGCAGTCTGACCGCTGCTGACCTCGGTGCGGAAAAAGCAGGAGCGGTAGCAGTGCTTGAAGAGAAAGTAGATGCGCTGGGTGCCGGTGACGTTGGTGCTGACCCGACCGGTACAGCTACAAATACGGTATCCGCGCATAACGCGAGCACAAGCGCACATTCTGCACTGTTTGCCAAGAAACAGGATAAAATCAAGGGCACAAAGGGAAAGTACCTCGGTTTTACGGCGAATGACACCGTGGGCGAGGTAGACGCGCCTGCATCCGGCGGCAGTCGCATTACGCTGACGTTTGCAAGAGATTTTGTCGGTCAGGTGTGGACGCTCAAGGGCGGTAGCGAAACCTACACCGGCACGGCAGCAAGACGGCAACGGTAAGTGTGCTCGGCATCAATACCACCTACACCCTGAGTGCTGCGCTGTCCGGTACGACGTACACTGCCGAGGTAACAACCAAGGCGTATTACACGGCGCTGAGTGTCAATCTTGAGAAATTCCAGTCCACGATTACCGTAACCGTAGACAGTGGTTCGACGGTTACGGCTACGCTCGGCAGTACGGTACTGACCAAGACAAGCACCGGCACGGCGGTATTTACCGTCGGCAAGGCCGGTACATGGGCAATCAAGGCTACCAAGGGTGACCAGAGCGCAGAGGGCACGGTAAGTATTACCGCCAGCGGCCAGAGCAAGTCGCTGACGCTGAGTTACGCTAACGTGTTCGGCGTTTGCTGGGATACGTCGAATAGCTCAACTGCGTTGAAGCGACTTACTCAGAGCACTGATCCATACGGTTTGGTCAATAAGAGTGTAACGACAGAACCTAAGCCTGCGGTTGGCACAGGAGCAGGATCGAGTCCGTTTGACAGCTTTTTGCCGTGGTCAGGCATGAAAGAATGTAATCTTGACTATGACGGAAGCGTAAAAGCGTGGAAAGATGATTCTGGATTTAGAAGAACCGATCCGTATGTTATGGTATGGATCCCAGAGTTTTACTTTGCCACAAAAACGAACGGAACAAAGAAATATTTCTACATTGCCGATGGTCCGGTAAGCGGTATGAAAAAACATCCGGGATCTGGAAAGTTTATCGGTCGGTATGTGATGAATAGTAATTGTGGTTCTACTACAGGCGGAGACCCTTTGGTTAATAAGACTCGTGCGAATTCACGATTATCTGCAACGATTGGTGGAGACAAAGAAGGCAGTAAATGGCACATGTATGATTTCGCAACATATTGCGCAATTATTTGGCTGTATCTTATTGAATTTGCAGATTGGAATTGCCAGAATAAAATCGGCAAAGGATTGGTGAATATCAATTACGCATATGAGATTGGCTATACCAATGATATGACATATCATACTGGCCGTAGATCTGGTACTGATGGCGAGACTTATGTGCAATATAGATGGATCGAAAACCTCTGGGGCAACGTGTTCCAGTGGGTAGACGGCTTTAATGCCGATGGCACAACGGCTTACTACTGCACTGACCCGAGCAAGTACGCGGACGATACTGAGACCGGATATACCAAGATCGGCACACTGCCTGCATCTGGTTGGATTAAGGATTTGACTGTTACCGACAATGGTTTACTGATTCCGAAAACGTCTGGCGGCTCGGAAACAACATGCGTCCCGGACTGCGTTTATTCCTCGTCCGGCTGGTGCGTGTTGTATGTTGGTGGTAGCTGGAACGACGGTACGCATGCCGGTCTGTTGTGCTTCTATGCGAACATCGCCTCTTCGGATTGGAGCTCGTACATTTCCGCGCGCCAGATGTGCGAACCCTGAAAGGAGTGATCTAAATGAAGGTACACGGCGACAACAAGCCGGAGAAAATCTCCGCAGGCAGTATGCCGAACAAGCCGGGACGCGCGTGGGTAAGGTTTTGCCTGAATCCGGTTGAAACCACAGACGCAGACGGAAACACGCAGTGGGAGTATGACGAGTATGTCACCGAGGTTGCAGATGGATCGGACTTGCAGGCGCGTGTGAATGAGCAGAACGACGCACTGCTTTTACAGGCCGTCGGCGAGGAATACGGCACACTGCTGACCTCGGTTGATGATCTGCGTGAGCAGCGTATCGCAGACAGCAAGGCAGACCTCGCTGCATGGCTGGCCGAGAACCCGCTGGCATGGACGGATGGCAAGAAGTATGCTGTAACGTCGGAAAAGCAGGCACAGCTTACATCGGCGCTGGCGGTACAGCAGGTTGCGCAGTCTGCGGGCGTGGAACGTGAGCTGCGTTGGAACTCGACCGGCGATGAGTGTACGGTCTGGCAGTATGCCGATCTGTGTGCGCTGGCACTGGCGATTGCAGCCTATGTCGAGCCGCGAGTGAGCATCCAGCAGGCAGCAGAGGTGGATCTCCGCAATGCTGCGACGGCAGAGGAGGTGCTTGCCGTTGCGTGGAATTACACCTAAGTCTGTGCTTGAGCACCTGCTGTTCGCGGTGATCGGCGGCGTGATGTACATGCTGATCGAGATCGCATGGCGCGGCTACACGCACTGGTCTATGGGTATCCTCGGCGGCGTGTGCTTTGTGGCAGTTGGCTTGCTGAATGAGATCCAGCAGCGACCGCCGATCATCTTGCAGATGGCACAGGGTGCTGTGATCTGCACCGTGATGGAGCTGCTGGCCGGTCTGGTGCTCAACGTCTGGCTCGGTCTGGATGTATGGGACTACTCTGGCGTGCCCGGCAATATCATGGGGCAGGTGTGCCCGCAGTTTACGCTGGCGTGGGCCGCGCTGTCGGCGGTGGCTGTCTGGGTTGAGGACCGATTGCACAAAATCTTCGACTAACAGACAAAAAACGTAGGAAATTTTACATTTATGATAGGGCAGAAGCCCGGAAAGGACAAAAACATGTACGAATCTAACATCTACATCAAGAACTACGCAACCATCAAGAAGTACTCCGGAGATATTGGCGTGCAGTTGGATAAGTTCGATAACGACCACGGTCTCAAGCACAACGCCCTGCTGCGTGCCCAGTACAAGCACTGGCGCTCCATCCAGACCGGTGTGCCGGAGCTGCTGAGCGTGGAGGATAAGCGCCTGCTGGGGCTGTAAAACAAGAAAAACCGCCTGAAAAGGCGGTTCATTGACAGGGTTCGTCAGCGTATGCTATAATACAAACGGACGCTGTTACATATAGCGGTCAGACCCTCTTTTCCTTTCCCGCAGTCTGCGGCAGGAAGGAGGTGGCGCGAATGCAGAAGAAAGCATTTCAGCTTTTTATGTGTGCGGTCATTGTACTGTACATTTTCTGTATAAAAGCGCGATGACCGCTCGGCTGGCACCGAAACGGTCATCTTAAATAGATCGACTGCATGAGGGTCTGACTGCTGTAACAGCGTCCTCTTTAAGTATATTATAGCACACGCTCCGGCTTTGTCAAGAACGACAGACCGGGGCGTTTTTGCGCCTCGAGGGAAAAGAGGTTTTATGGATAATCCGATCACTCGTGCCGAGCACGAAGAGTTTCGCCGACGGCTCGAGGAAGAAAATCGTCGGCAGGACAAGCGCATTGAGCTGCTGGAGGATAATATGCGGGAACTGAACCAGCTGACCGCCTCGGTCGGCAAACTGGCCACCAGCATTGAGAGTATGGTCAAGGAGCAGGAAAAGCAGGGCAAGCGGCTGGAAACGCTCGAGGACCGCGACGGCTCGATGTGGCGCAAGGTTGCGGCTTACGGCGCGACGGCGCTCGTCGGCATTTTCATTGGCTACATTGCTCGACAGATCGGTTTGAACTGAGAAAGAGAGGTACTTATATGAACTGGAAAATCAGAATCAAGAACCCGGTATTCTGGGTGCAGATTGCCCTCGGCGCGTTTGCGACGGCTCTGGCTTATGCCGGCCTGACCGCTGCGGATATGACCACCTGGGCAGGGCTGTGGAACGTTATTACCGGCGCGTTCAGCAATCCGTACTGCCTGTTTCTGGTGGCAAGCAATATCTGGAGTGCGCTGAATGACCCGACCACTTCCGGCATTTCTGATAGCGCACGGGCAAAGGGCTACACTGCGCCCTCAGCGGAGTAAAATGGACTTGAAAGTTTCTTTCAAGTAGATGAAAGGAGAATACAGCATGAGTATTCGCTGCGATATTTACGACCGCAAGCTGTATGACATCTGGTTCGCAGCAGCGCCGTATGCGGCGAAATCCAAACCCGCCAAG